ACTCTATGGACGATACTGGGCCGTTAGGAAAGTAAAATTCTGCGTCTGGAAAGTTGTCCAGATATAAAGTATATGTTGTCTCCGTTAAAACACGGCCCGTCAGTGTCTCCACTGTATCACGGGCCGCGAGTTCAAAGGCTTCAAGTAAGCCATCATACGACGAATCGTCGAGACTTACCTGAGCCTTTAAGTCACAGACCGAGACAGCGGGTTGCGCTGACTCAGTCTGTTTCTCTAGTTTATAAGAACTAGGCAACGGTGTCGGCTGTTGAGCCTGCTTCCTTATGCTTGGAATTGCCAAGAGTGTAGACAACTACACCTTCATCTGTTCCAGTGGCAACAGTCAAAACAGCGGACAAGTAGCGCAAGTCAGTACCAGCACCAAGCATGTCGTTTACATCAGCCTCGCCGAAAACAACATCACCAACTGCGTCAGGTTGAGCGGCCAAGGTGATAGTTTTAACGGTTACGGGAGCATAACCATCAGACGAGGCAGAACCTTGAATGAGGAAGGTTAGAGCAGATGTTCCAATTGTTCGCACGAATGCGACCAACAAAGAACAATAGTCTTTCATGTCAACCCAAGCGATCTCAGTCGATGTGGTTGCATCGGGGTCAAAATCATAGGCCGTTTGGCCTAGTTGTTCTGTAAGCTTAATCATTATGCTCTAGCTCCGAGAATGATGAATGGTGATTTAGTTGAACCAGCTTTAGGCGTGAGAACCGAGCGCCACCATCCGGCCCCTGCATTTGCCTTGTAGAATTTAAAAGCCGACTCATTATACTCGAAGCGAACGTGAATACTTTCAGCGCTTTCTTCTGAGCCATAAGTTCCTACAAGATACTCAGACCAGTTGATAAGCATGATGTCACCAGCGGAACCAAGAGCGGCGGCTTTGTCTGTAACGATGACAGGCTTGCCGAACAATTGATAAGTGATGCCTTCGATAGCTGAAGGAGTGAAAACATTTGCACCGGAAGCGTCACCCAAAGCCATAAGCTCAGGCAATACATCGTGATTAACTAACCAAGCAACAGAAGCAGACTCGTAGTTGTAGCAACGGGCCATCATCTTGCCAAGGTTTTTCACAACAACAGTTGCTGCAGTTTGTGATGTTTCTTTTGCAACTGTGATCAAAGCGGCGCTGTTTAGAACACCTTCGAATTGACCAACACCAGTACCAGAGATCTTTTCACGGAATTCTTTCTCAGCGAAAGCGGCGGGAAAGTCACTCAAGATAGAGGCTACAGTGGCGGGCGAAGCGTTCAACAATTGCTTACTGACGTAAGTTAAACCGTTCAAGTCCTCAGCTTTCAAGTCAATTTGTTCCATTGATTGACGGCTAGAAGTCAAAGCGTTCAATTCGCCTGTACGGTAAACTTGGAGTCCACCAACGACAGAAGTGCTATGGTTCTTATCAACGCGAGCATTAATAGAAACACTTGGGCTTTCCATTGGGATGTTACGGCAAAGATTTGCGGTAGGGTCGCCATCAGGCATGACTTTAAGAGTTTCGCTAAACAAGGCTTTAGGGACAGCGAATCCACCGAACTCACCAGAGACAGTGCTTTGCTCATCGCTACCAACGGCGGCGAGGAAGTTCAAACGCTTGTCAGAACCAGCTTGACCACGATTCTTGGCGATAACTGAAAGCATTTCTTGAGCGTGCTTAAAGCCCGCTTTAGGATCGCTCTCAAAGTTTTCTCTGTGGTTTGCGATTACAGGACCAGTCTTTACAGATTGGGCAACGGGAGCCGCACCTAAACGAGCGTTCATATCGGCAACTCGTTGGGCTTTAGCTTCTAGTGAATCAGCTTCATTGAGTTTTGCCTCAATCAAGTCCAATTGCTCGGCGGTGATATTCTCACCCGCCTCGGCTTTGATTTTATGCGCTTCATCTCTGAGCGCCTTAATTTGTGCTAACATTTTTTTGTTTCCAAATAGGATAGAGTTTGTTTTTGCTTTGTCCCTATCTTTTGGCGCTTTGGCCTAGTCGAGCGGTTACGGCTTGATTACGAGATTCAATTATAATGCTTTGTTTAAGATTTGCTACCACGTCCTCAAGTCTTTGAACCGAATCAATCAATCCAAAGTCAAGAGCCTGTTTTGCGGTATACGTGCGACCGTCTGCAATCTTGTCTAATGTCTCGCTATCAATGGATCGACCCGATAAAATAGTTGACTTGAACACAGTATTTATTGCGTCCACTTTGTCTTGTAAATCTTCAAGCATCTCATCAGTGACAGGAGCCCCGTCAGCAAATGCGCCTTTCATTGAGCCAGTTGAAATGACGTGAACCTTTACACCTTCGCGCTCATACATGCCGGATGTGTCCTCGATAACTGCGACCACACCAATTGAACCTACCTCGGCCATTTCGTTTGTGATGATCTGTGATGCTTGGCTCGCCACCCAATAGGCCGCACTTGCTCCAATGTCGTTAATGTATGCTGTGACTTTCTTTAAGCTATTACGGACATCGTCGGCGAGTTCCTTAGTGCCAGAGACAGAACCGCCTCCACTTTCGACAACCATCAGGATTTGACTAACATCAGAACGAGCGTTTGCCTCACGAACTAGTTTTCTAGTTCTGATCGTGGACACACCACCGAACTTTGAATCAGCTTTCATCATAGGACCAACCATTGAAATAATAGCCAATCCATCCTCGACGACTAGATCATAACTTGATTCATCGGGAGAACCTGCGTCTAAAATTCCAGCCTTTACGCTTGAGACACAGTGAGACAACATTCGGGGCTCCATGAGCCAATGACCCATGTAACTTGTGAAACAACTTGGCTTATCGTTTGGATGCACTGTATACCTCTGCAATTTCGTGAGCAGTCATGGGATTTAGTTGTCGTTCTGAATATGCGCTTGTGATGTTCTCAGTAAATGACTCGATGGTCTTAGGGCCGTCGATCATCTGCATTTGCGCCATCGTTGAAATGATAGGCATGAAGTTTGACAGGGCAAAACTTATTTGGTCCGGCCAAAATGTAGCACACCATTCTGAATGATCACGATCTTTTTTAGATTCTGCCTCACATGCTCTAGCCTCTTTGCTGGCAATCCTTTGTGAAGCGTTGACCACCACGGCATCAAATGAACTGGCGCTCGTTTCTGTTGTGCTTTGACCAAGTGGTATCATTGCGCTTTGCTGATAGTGCTCGTCGCCTTTAGGACCAATTGAATTGAACCCTTCCGCTTTGCGGATCTCATTGACATTTAGGACACCCATGAAGTGGAGCGTGCTGTAATATGTGGCACGCGCGGCCCTGTCACCTTTTAACAAAAAGTTAAAGTCGAAAGATATGACAGTATCTAGGTCGAGTAATTTATTTTGACACTCACCCTCCCATCGTGTACTCCATGAGAGGAGCGTGTCCGTAACGTAGTCTAAGTTCTGACTTTCGATGTTTGAATATGTGGCCTTGCTTAAATCCTGTAGTTTGTGAGGTTGAATCCTAAACCATCGCGCTATTTCTTCCACTTGGAATTGTCTCAACTCCAAAGCCTGAGCATCTTTCGGGCTGATTGTAGTGCTCTCAAACTTCATGCCTTCCTCAAGCAACATCAAACCGCCAGCCTTGCCAGCACCTTTGGAGTTTTCTCGAATAGATTCTGATAGCCTAGTGGCCGCCGTTTCGCTCAATTCACTTGGATGCACCACGAAACCACCATAGTTTGCACCATTTCCATAGAATGCCGCACCGTATTTCTGCGAAGCGATTGCAATTCCTAAACTCTCAGCCATGCACTCAAGCACAGATTTGCCCCAAATGCCGAACTCAGTCGGCCCTTTGATGTGCAACATCTGCCAATCTGCTAGAATAATTGGATCACCTTTGCGCTGAATCTGCCCATATCGGATGTCATAGTCAGGGTAAACGTAATAATAAAGCTCTCTATCCTCACTCACCCAAGGCGAAACACGCGCAGGATGAATGGGCCATAGTGCAGTTGGTCGGAGCGCACCGTCTCTTTCGATCTCAGCAAAGCCATTACCCCATCCCTGAGCCCAAGAGTTTAGTAGCTCCTTGAATGTCATGGCCGTCATCATTGGATTTGGCGCGAGGTTCAAAAGATTGAAAGCCGGATTGTCTCGTGCTAATTTTTTATTTCCGTCCTTATCAATGTCATAAATAGGACTTGGGATCTTTCCGATGTCCTCACTGACATTACGGATCGCGGCATAATAAGCCGAAACCGTAGATGCTGTTTGATGATTAACCGTCTCACCCGCTACCGATTGAGCAGATGGAATACGTAGATTACGACCGCGTGACTGATCACGCGTCCAAATGTTACTCAGCCAGTTGAACATAAAGCTATTTTACCTTCACGACTCAGAAGCGCAACACGCCTCTAGTCTCATAAATACTTGGGCCAGTTGGCCTTGAGATATTAGCCAAA